ACCTTCAAATTGTGGTAATTCACTTAATGCATTTACTAATGTTGATTTACCAACACTCATTGTTCCACAAAAACCTATTTTCATAATCTATAATATACAAAAGAAAGATTAGTTTTCCTAATCTGTAGTGAAATTTTGAAACCATGCTTTAAAATCCTCTATTAATTCTTTTAGAGTTATATTTTTATAACTGTCAGGCCCATCAAAATCTATAATATCATTTAAATAATTAATTAAAGCATCATTAAATACTTGGGGTGAATCAAATAAATCATTAAAATATTTATATTTTAATTCTTTTTTTAATTTATCAATATCAACATAGTCAAAACCATCGTCACCATCATCTCCACGAGATACAATATCAACCGGTTTATTTAACGGTGCATTGCCTAAGCCAGTATTAACAGGTTGTGCTTTCATTAATGCATGAGTTTAAATAAGTATTTTGATTTCCTAAGATCCGGGATCAGGAATACCCCAAGTTATGTATATTTTTCTGCCAGCTACATTATAAGGTTTAAGTGTATTTTCAAGATTAGGTCTAGTACCAAAAAATGTATAATCGTTTGAGGTTAAAACATTAGCAAACTTTAAAGGAAGAGACATATTTACAACAAAAACAGACATTAATTCGTCTCCTAATACTATTACTTCAGGATTATATAATTTCCAATCTTTGATAAAGTCTTCATAAGTATAATCAGGATATGCTATGTCTTCTAAGTATATTGATTTTCTATCAAGTTTTTCCTCTCCACTATTCATTATGATATCAGTAAATACAGGATTAAGAGATGCTATTTCTTGTTTATTATTTTTTACAAAAGAAAAAAACGGTGAATCTCCTCCTAACTTTATTCCCGTACTTTGAGGATTGATAGTAATTTCATCTAATTCATTATCTATTTCTTCTGTAGTAAAACTATTAGATCCTATTTTAGTAATCTCAAAACTTTCATTATAACCATTAATATTATGTGTAACAATAAATTTAAAATGAAGGGGTAATTTTTGAAAAAATGCTAATGATTCTGCAGAGCTCGCATAAGATTCATCTCCATCCTCAACATCATTCATTTCTTCATATTCAAATATATCATCTATTGTATGGGTTCCCTGGAGTGTATTTGTACGTTTTAATAAATTTAAAAGTTCGCTTATACTTCTAGCAAATCTTGAATTTATATCGTCACTATTGTTACCACCTACACGATAGATGAAATCAGCAAATAATGTTTTCTTAGTTAATAAGGTAAACGGGTTCAAACTATGAAATTGTCCTGTATTTCCAGGGTAGATTTTTACGTCATTTAACTTGCTGTTTTCAGTAAGTTTGTTCTTAACTAGAAATTGCTTTAAATCAAATGAATCCATTACTTTACTTCTTTTTAGCTTTTGGCTCAGGTTTTTTAGTCAAGGCAGCTTGTAATGCTTTAACCATGTTTTCTAAAGCGTTTTGCTCTTCAGGAGAAAATTCATAGTTGCCTTCTTTAAACTTAGCCATAGCATTTTGGAAGTAACCGGTTTCGGTTTTAGGTCTTCCTTTAGCACCAGGTACTGATGGTTCTTTACTGTATTTAGCTGGTTCAGTTACGAAATCACCTGAAACTACAACACCAGCATCTTTCAAAGCAGAAACGATAGGTGCAGCACTAGCTGTATCTGATGATTGGAATTCCTCGTCGGCAATATGGGCTAAAGTACCATAAAAATCAATTGCTTTTGCTGTAAGAGGATCAGTATTAGGGTTAATAGGTTGACCAATTTTATCTTTATATTTTTGGAAATACTTAATTACACGATCGAAACGAGTACTTTTCTTAAAACGGTCAGGTAAGTTAGCCATTTTTTCTTCCCAATCATCAGCTAATTTAGAAGGTTTAGCAATACGAGCCATTTCATCTAAAGCCATTTCATCAACCATTTCTTCTTTCATAGTTTGGATAGGCTTCATATTACCTACATCATAGGTTTTATCAGGTCTTTGAGAAGGTGCTGTGTTAAAGTTTTTAGAATTAGGTCCAATAGGATCACCAACAGTATTAATAGCTTGAGAATCAGGAGATAACTCATCCATAGCTCGTTTAAGGGCAGCTATTACTGTAGATTTAGAAACATTTTTAAGTTCTGAAAAGTCTAATGCAACTTTAAAAGCGCCATCTAATTCCGTAGGTTGATTAATAAAAGATAATTTTGCTACTACGTTAGGAGCATTTCCAATAGCTTTATTTAAGTTAGTTTCATCAGGAGTATTTATAGTTCCTTTAGCCATCTCTCTAACCATTTCTTTTACTTTCTTTTTGGTTAGTTTATTATCAACTGACTCAGTTAATAAAGGGTTATTTCTTAAATACTTGTGTAAATCAAAGTTATCCATTATAATATTTTGTTATAAATATTACCTAATTACAGAAAACTAAAACTTAGTTTTAAATCGTGGATCTTTCATAGGAGGGATACCAGTTCTATTTCGCAATGCTTCTTTATAGTTTTCCTCAGTATACTGGATTCCATGAATATAATATTCTTTTTTACCTTCAGGAGTGATTAAAGCAGGACCTTCCCAATTGTGAAGTTTACCTTCCCACACATAAGCAACTGTACCATCTGCTTTTTTCAATTTCTTTGTAAATTCGTATTTTGTTGTCATATTATATAAAATTGATTATATCACCATCGTACCATGTTTCATCATGGTAATTTAAAATTGAGCTTTGCTCTAATAAAGATTCAGCAACATAAATTGCTTGTGCTCCAGAAACTGTAATTCCTCTTGCACTTAAAGCATCACCCACGAAATGTACGTTAGAAAATTTAGTTAAACTAAGATCTTTGTAACTTACTAAAGGTTCAGGTGAAAGATATTTTACTTCAGGAATATAAATACCCCAATCATCTTCTAGTGTTGGGAATACTTTCTTCATATCATCAATAAAATTAACAATATATTCAAAATATCCTTCAAACGCATCCATTACTTCTATTAATCCTAACCAACTAATTTGGGTTGCACTTACACCATTACCTTCTGATGTTGTTGAAGGAGTACGAGATGGACTATAATATAAACCAGTTTCATTTGATTGTATTTTATTTACAACATTACGCGACCATTTAAATGGGTCTTTAATGTTATTTAATTCCATAATAATACCAAAATTAGTCATCCCATTTAAATATTTAGGATCTTTTTTAGCATGACCATTGTAAGTAACATCACCATAAGTTTCTTCCACAGCAACATAAGCGGCATTATTGTTTGTACAAAATGAACGTAATGATACTCCTTTATCTTCAAACTTACGATATAATTTAAAATCGTAGCTAATATCGATTAGTTTCTGGAAGTGATGTTGTGGTGCTTCAAATCGAACTCCAATTTGTACTGATTTAGGTTCATCGGGTAATGCGTATTCGTTTGCTAATTGTTGAGCAAAATCAATACCTGATTTGCCTACTGCAAAGATAAGTTCATCGTAATTATAATATTCTACTAATTTAGGATTTTCACATACTGCTATTAAATCTTGTTTTTCAAAATCAATACTAATAACTTTAGTTTCCCATTGAAATTCAACACCTTTAGACACTAAATAATCATACCAATTTTTAGCAATTTCGGATAAATAATCTGTACCTACGTGCCATACTGGGAATAATCGTAAACCAAAATGTGGTTTAATAAAATCGGGTTCAGCTACAGGATTTGAACATTGTACTTCTTCTGGTTTAGGATGGAAACGTTTAAAGTTAGTAATAACTTGATCCATTAGTTCCATTGCTTTATCCTCACCACAATACTTAGATAATTGACCTCCAATTGCTGTATGGTAAGTCAATTTACCATCAGACCATCCTCCAGCACCTAACATACCTGTCATTACTTCCTCGGGTTTGCGATTGTATGGGTCTTTTCCCATATCAATAATAGTGATTAATTCGCCTGGGTAGTTGTTATCTACAAGTTTGGTTGCCGCATTGATACCCGCAACCCCTGCTCCTACAATTACAATTCTCTTATTCATATCCTCTGTGTTATAAATGTACGTATAAAAAAAGTGACCTCCAAATAGAGGCCACAGATCTCAAAAAATTTTTATTTTTAAGTCGACTGGCTATGAATCAGTCTGTATGGTTATAAATATTAGGTTATGTAGTATAAATTACTATTTCTCCATTTTTATTAAAATAACCATCTTGTTTTTCTATCATAGTATAAAGAAATGAATGGCCATTAGAATCAGAAGTTAGTATAACACTAAATTCATCATTACTAATAATGGTAAACTTATCTTTTAATATTTTTTTAGCGGCAATATATTTAGGAATATTGTCTTGGATAGTTTCTATAGCCAACATAATTTCTTCTGCAAGAAAGTCTATGTCTTCAGGATTATCAGATAACATTTCTGCTCTATCTCGAGCATAATCTTTTATATTTAAAGGATCATTTAATGTTAGAATATAATCAATTTCTTTTTTATCTTCATTAAAATAAAGCTTATAGTCTCCATTTAAAATATGATTAATATATTCGGCGTCGCGTATTGTGTTTTCATTCGCTTTAACATTAATAAAATTAAAAAATTGAATAGTATCATAACTAATTTCACCATAATCTAAAATGTAGTCTTCTATAAAAGAAGTATCTATATCTATATATGGTTCATCAGTTATGGTTTTTTTTTTGGTAGGTTTAATTAATCTATTAACGGGTTGAGCTTTAATTTCACTAAAAATTTCTTTAATAATTTGTTTTAAATCTTTTTGTTTGTTCTTATATACAGGACTCCAAATTTTATTTTCTTTAGCATGAACTATTTCATCTATAGGAGATAATTTTATAGTATGTCCTTGAATATTAGCGGTAACATATTTTGCTTTAGGATTGTGAAAAAAATCTAAACATGTTTTTATTTCGCGTATATGGTAAGTTTTTTTACTAGTCACCATACCCTTGTAAGGGAATTTTGTTTCATGTAAATCACCAAAAGAAACGGGAGATATTATATCTAAATCTTTAACATCACGAGCAGGAATATGTTTTTGTAATATTAAAGCAAGACTTCCACCTAAGTAAAAATCGGGGTATTGTTTTTGTAAAGGAACAATATATTTAAGTAATACTTCTTTTATTTGTGATTTTTTAATCATTATTATAAATCAGAGTATTTAATATATTTTCCTGTAGTTTTATCAAAAGCGCCAAAAAGATTTCCATCATCATCCCAATCAGACCAAGTTACAGTTAATCCAGGTCCATCCTCCGATTTTACCACACTATCTCGTAGTTGGGGGTAATCATCTACTTGATCGTTACTACCGATATTAAGAGTATAAATTCTGCCTTTTAATTTTCTATAAATAGAATCAAAAAGTTCTAAGTCTTTAGAGGTCATATATTCATTTTCTATATCATCTTCTATATTATCTCTATCAATAAAAGTATAGATTAAAGGTTCATCAGGGTTTCCTTCAGGTGTGTGTCCCGGATCAAAACCCATTAATTGTTTTTTAATCCATTCTTTTTCTTCTGGAGTAAGAGGAGGGGTGGTTCCTGTGTTTCCAGGTTGAACTTTAATTTCATCAACATTCCCATCATTAGGTATTTTTAAAGCAGCTAAAATTTCATTAGCTGGTAGGTCTTTAATATGGTTAAATTTTAATTTAGTATAAGGGGAAACTAAATAAGTTTGTCCGGCCATCGGAGATCTTGTTTCTTTTCTAGCTATGATAATAGGAGTACCTTTATAGTTTCCTTCAATATAAAATGATTTGGCTTTATATTCAATTTCTAATTTATTTATTTTTTCTATATCAGACAAATTATTAAATTCTTCATCAGATAATGATCCTCTATATACTAAACCAATAGATATTTTTGTAGGTGTTATATTTAGTTTGTTAAAAAAATATTCAGCATTCTTTTTAGTAGTAGGATTTAATTTTTCTTGGGCATAAACCCAAGGATATTTGCTACCTATTTCATTTCCACTAAGATTGTATTTTCCTAAAGTTATACCTAATTTTTTAATTTTACTACTTACTCCTGTGTTTTTAGGTTGAACTTTAATTTCAGTAAATACGTCTTTATCATCTTCATCATTAGGGATATCTTTGTTAATTTTAGCATCATTAGCTTTTAAATTACGCTCAATATCCCTCATAGTATCCATTGCCCATTTTTCTTGAGTAGGTGTTAGTTTATTTTCAAGTGCATTTACAACAAAATTAACAAATTCAGTTTCATCATCTATTTTATACATTTCAGGAAAAAAAAGATCTCTTACTCTAGTATCATTAATTTCACTTTTAATATATACTTTATTAATAGCATCAAACATAATTTTACCAAAACGTATATCATTGGGTTCATTAGATAATTTATCTACTTTACTTACAATCTTTTTATTTTGTTCAGCATCGGCTCCAAATCCTTGTAAAGATAATATTTCATATAATCCTTTTACAATTTCGTGAACTAACATTGGAAAACAGATAGCTGTAGCATTAATTACAAGAGTTTCTGTTTCTTCATCATAGTAAGCTTCAGATTCACCTCCTTGTGATTTTTGACCTTGAGCTAATAGGGCTAGCATCTGAGCAATAGCATTTTCATCATCATAAATACCAAATACAGATTTCATTAACTCATTGTAACGGTTAATCATATCATCACCTAGATCATCTAGATATTCTCTAAATAGTAGGAATGCAAAAGTGCCACGGATAGAGGCACCTTGAGTAATTCCGTTTATGATACGGCGTTTTTTCTCACCAGTTAAAGTAGGTTGAGGTAAATTAACATCAGGTTGTTCTTCCTCTTCTTCACCACCCGGAGCTCCTTTGGGAAGTTCACCTTTACCTATACTAGCATTGATTTTTATTTTTGAGTACTTAATGATAGGATAAGCTTGGGTAACAATTTCTTTAGCTATTTCCTCAAGTAAATCAATATGAGGTTGTTCAGCTTCAATAAGTTCAGGAAGTAATGTACTAGCTGTACTCATCATTTGTCTTAAATTTTTTCCTAGTTTTACTAATTCGTCTTTAGATTGTTTTTTTAATAAAGACATAGTTTCAGGAGAAAATATTTCCTCGTAATCTACCTCACTCAAACGTTGGATTTTTTCCTCAATTACTTGTTTAGCTAATTGTGTTAATTTCATTGGCGTAGTTTTTTAAAACGTTGAATTATTTTTCCAATTATTTCTTGTGTATCTTCCTCACTAAGAGCTTTAGCTGGTCTTTTTTTAGGTGCTGATGGAGGAGGAATTAAAGGATTTTTAGTTCCAGGTTTAGGTTTAGTTGTTGGAGGAGCAACAGCTGGTTTAACCTCATTTTCTGTCTGTATACCTGCTAATTTTTGGAATTTTTTAACTAATTCGTTATTTTCTTCTAAGTTGTTCATATCAAATCTAATTTCGTCCCCATCCTCATCTAATAGTTTTAATCTATCATATTCGGTTTGAGGTAAATACCATGTTCTTTGTCCTGAAATTTTATATATGGGTCCAGCAGGTGTAGAATCATATTCTATTTCACGTCCATTTTTATAAATTTCTAAAGTATAGATATTGTCTTTAACTACTTTACCATTTTCATCTATTAATGAAAATATATCTGAGTTGGTAGATGTAGGGCAAAGCATAAATACTTTATTGTTAATTTGTATCATTTGAGGTACACCCATGAAGAAATCACTATGTCTTTCTACACCGTTACCTTGTTCAAATAATTTATCAACTAATTCAAGATATAATTTACGTTCTTGAGTAGATAAATCATTGTATGTTTGTGCTGAAATAGGGGCAACACTTACTAAACGTAAGGGAGCCATTGTACTATTTTCAATATCTGGATTAGTACTATAACTGATGTCTTTAAAAGATATACTATATAAGTTGTATACTTGTTTTTGAGATGAACTCATGAATTTTTCAGCCTCGGGAGGTAAAAATCCAAACTTTTTAATTTGCTTATCAATATAATTCTTAACTACAGTATCAGAAAAATATTTTTCAATCTCATCAAATGTCAGGTATTCATCTTCAAATTCCGCTAGATATTTTTGTTGTAAATCATCTTTTAAATAAGGAATAAAAGGATATGGTAATGGTTCTTTAGGGTATCTAGTAAATCTAAAATCAGGATATCTTTTTAAAAGACCAACATTTGATTTTAATTCATCAAAAGTACATATTCTACCAAAGTTAATACATTCATTTTTTAAATCTAAATCTAAAGATTTAAATATATTAGAATCAATTATATTTCTGTTACTAGCGTTTGCTTGAACATATGTTTTTTTATCAGCATATGATAATTCAGCAAATTGTTCAAAAGATAATCTTTTACCTTTCATTGCCGCTTGAGCAATTTCCTCACTACTTGGAGGAATATATTTAAATATAGATTCTAATCCTTTTAATTTACTACCTAATTCAGCAGGTAATAATTTTATTACATCATCCCACGTTTTGGCGGGTTTATCTCCCATGTTAGTGGCATCCGTAACAGCATATTCTCCGTTTTCCATAGCATGTATTACTACAGCATGGTAAGGATCATCAAAACGACCTCCGTCTTTTCTATCAGGACGTGTTCTATCAAAAACAAAATAGAACATTCTACTTTTTCCACCTACACCCTGGAAGCGATATCCAGAGTACATACTTCCTTGAGTACGAGCTATACACCAAGAATAGTATTGGTTTCTACCATACTTAATACATTTATGTTCAGCATCACCTCTATATATTTCTAAATTATCTTTATCATATATTTTATCAGCATCGGCTTCAGCACTGTTAACTAATTCTTCTTTTTCTTTTTTAGCTTGAGCTTTAGAAAAAGCACCATCAATTAATTTTTCTAATTCATCAAATTTTTTATATCTAGTAATTTCTAAATAAAAATTCTTTTTTAATGAATCATCAGATTTTAAATCTCTAGGTAATAACGCTAACACAGTTGGATCTTTATCTTCAACTTTTTTCTTTAATGCAGATTTGATTTGATCAAACCGTTTTACGTAGTAAAGAATCTGTTCATCATCTAAATTAGGTTTTTGTTGCTTGTATAAACCAAGCATTTGCTTAAGTATCTTATCAGAAAACTCAGATAATATAAACTCTTTTAATAATGAATGGAACTTAACCATATATAATAAATATGTTAAGACTTATGTATTTTAAGTTTTAATATACCTGTCCCTTTAATTACACGATGCCATTCGTGTCTAGGAATATGTATAGGTTGATTTATAGAGGTAGGTAACTGGTTTTCTAATTGCAATTTCCAGTCAGTAGCGCCGATAATTTCAATTATCCTATGTTCATCATCACGATGCCACAAAAGTTCAATTGGATCGATATTATCGCAAAATTCGCGTATAATATATTCGTCTGTAACTTCTATGTCGGTATAGGGTCTCATTTGCCTTTAGGTATAAACCAATTTGAACACCACTTTGAAGGGTCTTTAATTGGGTTACCTTCATTATCTACTAATTCTTTAGTACCCATATATACTTGATATTGTTTATTTGAGCACATATGTTTTTCGTCTTCAATGTAATGGTACTTACAAACATGACAACCAAATCCTATTGGTGAGTACATGTATGGAGGGTATTCTTTATCCTCGTTTAATATGTCTGAAAATTTTATCATTATCGTTGTAAATTAAATCTTGATACTCTAGCTTTAGCTTCTACCTCATCATAAAATGAAGGTTCTTCAGGATATGCAAATATTTTATTTGCCCCCGGTACTGGGATTTCACTGTTAGTTACGATACCAGAAAGTTTATCTCCTTTTATAGGAGTATACCCTGTTATTCCTTTAGACATTTTATCCATAACCATGTTATAAATTCTTTGTCTTTTGGTAGAATCTCCAGTAACTTGTTCTTCATGACCTTTAATTCCTTTCCAAAATACGTACTCTGGTTTGTATGTAGCAATATATTCTTTAAGAGCTTTACCTACAGTTGCTAAAATTTTTCCAAAATTCTCACCACCTTCTTCAGTTTTAGGAGTAGTTTTAAATGCTTTAGGAAAAAAAGTTAATTCAGTTCCCCAGTTATATTTTTGGTCTTGTTTTTTACTTCGGCCGTTCCATTTACTATCAAATCGAACATAATATTCTTTTCCAGTATCGGTTGTAAACTCATAATCAACATAATTATTAAAATTACCTTCTTTATGATAACTAGGAGAATACAGTGAATATGGTGAATCAGCTATTTCGTTTAATATGTCAATCAATTTTATCATTATGAAAGTTTAAATATAATTTCATTTACCAATTCTTCTGTTGTTTTTCTTTTCTTATTTAAATCAAATAAACCTATATTTTTTTTACCCTCATAATATTGTCTAATACTACTAATAGATTGTTGTATATCATCATCCTTTATTCCTGCTTCTAACCCAGATTGTCCCATCTTATCTGCTCTATCTTGTCTACTTTTTTTCAAAAATTCAATATATGGTTTATCATCATTAGGAGATGGTGGAACACCTAAAACAAAAATGTTAGATAAATCCTTAAGTAAATCGGGATTTTTTATACTATCCCCACCAATGTCTAAAACAACTTTTTTATTGCCATATTTTTGTAATAGTTTAGAAAGGACACATCTTTTATAAGCATCATTTGATGAGCCGTAGTTATGTCCATCTTTAGTTCTTACAATATTTACCTCAACACCTTTTTCACCTTTACATGCATTTTCATACTCTTCACTACCTTCTCTTTCATCTACATTAACATATGGTATCCCTAATTTCTTTGCTAGTGCTTCGGCAGTTGTTGATTTCCCGGCACCTGCAGAGCCAACAAAAACAATTGGTTTACTTTCATACTGTTTAGCTTCAATTAAGCTTTCGTTTAATATGTCAATTAATTTTATCATTGGTCGCGGTACATTTCATCATACATAATATCAAATAATTTTAAGTTTCCTTGTTTATCTAAACCTATGTTTTTACGGTGTATATCTAAATCATATGATTTTAATTTAGGTAAAGTTTTATATAGTTTATCAAGAAAATTGTATATTTTAGTTAATAATAGTATTAAATCTGTTTTTTTAAGTTGTTTTGCTTCTTTTAAAATACGATTATAAACATCGCTTTTATCTTTTTTTAATTCTATGTCTATCCCCGATACTATATCTTGGGAATAAACATTCATTAGAGAATTACCTCCTCTAACCCATTCTATGCCCGCTTCATTTTTTGTAAAATCTTGTAATTCTTTTAATCCGGGTACAGGTGTTTGAACTTTTTCCATAATAACATACTTAGGACTATAATCATATATCTTAACAAAAAATTCAGGGTATTTACTCATCAACTCATATTGATCTTTTTTAGTTTTTGGGTTGGTAATAGTATATTTTTTTATAACTTTATCAGGAGCAAATTTAAGATCGTATGTTTCTCCTTCTGCAGATTCTTCATCTCCTAATTTAGTTTTTTTCTGGATGTTTATTTCAAGTATGTCTAGAAATTTTATCATTTTGATTTTTTCCCCCATGTTTTACCTTTACCTGGTGCTTTACATTGTGCGGCTGTTGCTTTACAGGCAGGATATTTAGCTCGTTCTTCACCTTTCTTTCTACCACATGCTTTGTATCCACCTTTACCATCAGGGGCATTGCAATCTATCCAACCACCTTCTTTACCTTTAGGACCTTGACGTTTAAACCAAGTACGGAGAGTTTCTTTTTGTGCCTCGTTTAAATCTTCTTCTTTTAAATCTTTCCAAATATCACCCTGACGACATCTTTCGGCAGCACCGGATTTATAGGCACCATGTTCTTTGTATTTGCGATCGGCAATACGAAGACATCTATCTCGTTTTTTCTTTGCCTCTAATAATGATTCTCGTACTCCACTAAACCACCTTACAAGTACATCTAGTTGTCGTTGAGTAGTTTGATAATTATTTCTTTTAATAGTATTTAATACATCATCAATATACTTATCTTTTCTATTTATATCAGCCCATCTTCTCCACTTATTCCAAGCCGCTTCTCCGGTTAAATTAACCCCCCCACTTTTAAAAGGTAAGGGAAATTTAGGAGCAGGAAGTGTAACCTCATTTAATATATCTATAAGTTTTATCATTACCAGAAACCGCTAAATGATGATTTTAAACCTAATAATTTAGCATATCTTGGTAAACGACATGACCAATATGATGCTTTTGTTCTATCTTTTTTATTTGGGCAATCATGTCTTTTAGAAAAAGCAGCTCTTGCCTTTGAATTATTAATTTTAGCAGATAAACCAGTAGTATCACCAAATGATATTTTCTTAACTTTACCTTTATCTCTTACATAAACGTAGAATTTTTTAGAACCACCACGTTTTGGTTTACCAATTGGGGGTGTTTTCTTTTTATCATCAGATTCATTAAGAGTTTTACCATATTTTTTAGCATAAAATTGTAAAGATTTATAGTAAGCTTCAGGGATGTCTTGGCCGCCTTTTGTTCTTACCATAATATTTACAACACCAGAAGGATCTTTCCTAAAGGCATGCATTAAAGCATTTGCATCATTAATACTATAAAACGGTTTATCTCCAGCCCAGATAAATAGATTATTAAATAAACTTGTCTCATCATGTATATCACGAGGACGTTCGTCTTCTTCTAATAACGGTAAATCTAAAGGTACCATTTTACCTTCAAAGTCATCGTATTTACCTAAATCGGTGTTTTCAAACAGCCATTTGTCTTTGCCTGAAAGTTTTATAACTCCTAATTCATGTAGAATACGAGTTTCTAAAATTAAAGAAACGTGTGATTTACTTCCTGCTCTAAAAATATTTTCAGTAACAGGGATTTGGTGTTCAACGTGATATCTAAGGTTTTCAGATATAGGGGCAACAGTAACTTTAGACTCGTTAATTAATGGAGCTGTAGTTTTATCATTCTTGCAATTACAATCGTCTAATTTGTAAGACAATGTTTCTTTAATTAATTGGTATAATTTTTCCATTTTACTTTCTTATATAATTTAAACTTAATATAGGGTAATATTCTATTCCGGCTACACGAACACTATTTAGTTTATCAACTTTTAAATCTTTATATTGAGGTTGATTTAAAACTCCGGATTTAACATAAACAGTATCATTTAAGAATTTAGAATCATTCTTATTAATTACAATTACAGGAACGTTTTTAATTTCAGGACGGCGTTTAGGTTGATAAATTATATTATTTCGCTTATTATAACGCTTAGCAGTTTCTATTGCTGTTTCTAAATCATCAAATACGGCAGCAATGTCTAATTTCCAATTGGATGGATTATTATCTTTTCTTAAGATATCAGAAATACTACCTTTTTTGTTCTGAATTCCTTCTTCTTCTCTATACTTTAAAACATACTTAATATAATTAGCAGGTTCAGTAGTATAGCTATAAAAAAATTTCTTTGTTGGTTTGTGTTCAATTTGAACAACAGCTACTTTTTGAGGTGCAGTTAATTCTTCATTTAGAATTCGTTGTAATATAGTCTCAACTAAAAGATTTTTAGTTATCATACTTATAAATATTCAAAGATCTTACTTTAAATATTATAGTATGTCTGATTTATTAAACCAGTTTCAGAATCCCACAAATATGCCTCAGCTGATTTACGAGCACCAATATATCCTTTTTTATGGTGCCAACTATCTGTGCCTGAAAGTGAGCTCATGTGTCTAATAATTACGCCTTGGTATTCATTAGTTGATTTAAGTTGTGTCTCTTTTTTATGGTGTAAATGACCTAAATGAAATTCTCTATAAGAGGTCATAGCCCAATCTACAGGATTTTCTTGAGCCATAATCATAGGTAAATCAGTAGTTTTTTCATTGTTACCATGTGTTAAACCAATTAAACATTTACCAAACACAAAATATTTACGAGGACTAGCTCCATTATCAACAGTTACATTTTCATCATTATGAAACCATCCTTGTAATGAATCACCTAAATAAAAACTGCGTTCATAATCGTGGTTACCAGGAATTACTTTAACCACTACTGGGGCTAATTGGGATAATTTTTGTATACCCTGTATGAGTAATTCTCTACCTTTTCTAAATGTATTTTGCCATCTTGTATCTTCCTCTTGTGGTGTGCCTGATGTTGTACTGTTAAATGGGTGAGAACGATCTGAGTTAAAGAAATCGTTTGATATAGGGAATAAAATCTGTACTATATTAAAGTTTTTATATGTTTCGGCAAAATAATCAATACAATCATTGAATCGTTGAGTTGCGATATCAATATTATAATTTTCACCAACTTCCTCATGCCATGCTACTTTACCAAAGTGTAAGTCAAAAATATTAACTTCTAACAATTTACCTTTACCTAATGTAAGGTTTTTAGGATTAATTTTAACAGTTGGAGATAATGCTTTTATATCTTCAATAAATTGTTTTCTTAGAATATTCAAGTCATAAGCAACTTGTTTTTTCTTTAACCATACTTTAACTTGAAATAAAGGAGTAGTTACAATAGCACCATCAGGTCCTTTTGCTCCAACTTCCCAAGTATTAACTACTTGTTTTTCAATTTCCCATTCTTCTAAAGATATACTATATACATTTAAAAGATCATCAACGGTTATAATTCTACTTACAACTTCAGATGTTAGAACTTTAGTTTCAGCCATTATTTTTTATACATTAAAATACAAAACTTATTTTATACCTCCAAGCTTTTATGCTTCTTCTTCAGGAGTTTCTTCTTCAGGTGCAGGTGTTTCCTCAGGTGCCGGTTCAAATTCATCTGGGTTAACATCTACACCTTCTGGTTCTCTACCTAATACTTCAGGGGAAGGACTTATAGCTTGTGAATCACCAGTAACGGGAGTAGCATCCGGTTCTTTACTTACCATTTTATCCTCTTCTGTTTTTTCACCACCATATTTTAAAATTCGAGCTAAAGATTCCATTGCTCTTTCTTCTTCTTGAATATTTAGCAAATAATATTTTTTACCTTCAACTTGAGCAGTCCATGATTTATCACTATAAGTTAAATAAAAGTATTGGTTATTAGCTAATTTAATACGGAAAGTTGTAGGTTTAGGTGCTACCCATTCTACATCTTTAATAAATACACCATATTGATCAGTCATTAACTGTACTAGTACTTTATCTATTTCAGGAAAACGAGCAACAATAGGGAATTTTAAAACATTAGCACTTGGTTTTTCCTCTTGAGGTATAGGGGGAGGAGTAGCAGTGTCTGATGCTTTGGTATATGCTTGTCGAATTAAGTCTTTTATTTCAGCGCGTGTCATTGTTATTATTTTATATTCCTGTATTTTCAGGTTTAACTTTAATTTCTGATATTTTATCTGAGTGTGGATTTTTGATTAGATAATTACCATTTTCATCTTGAGTAATACTTAAATTAAGGGGTAACATTTGTCTAGTACCTTTTTTAGTATTTATATCAACTAATTTAGAATTTTCTAATCCTTTTTTAAAGGCCATTACAACTTGTTGAGGCATTTTAGTATCAATTAATTTATTCAAATCAGAATATCCTATAGTAGTATTGTCTGTTTTTCTACCTCTTTTTATTTTATCTAAAGCAGTTTTAACTAGTGGATCAATATACATTTTACCACCATAATATTTAATATTCTCACCAAAAGTATCTTTTATACTTTTAAGGAAAGTAAATGTTTTAGGGACGTAGTTTTTACCTTTTTTTTTTTCTTCCTCTCCCAACATAGCATCTAGTGAAGGTTCTTTTTCTTCAAAATCTAGATAATGTTTAGCTTTTACTAAATAATCTTTAGTCAAATGAATTTTTTCTTGCCACCAATCAGGAAAGTCAATTTCAACATTCATCTTGTCATATTTGTCAAGCATTTTGTATAATTCAATAGCATACTTAGCTATACGATATACATTTGCTTTTAACATATGAGGCTCATCATCCTCGTGACCTAAGTCGATATCTTCATTTTTAGCTTTAACTCCACGACCTATTAAAACATCAGCGTATGTAGTTTCACCATCATCATTTAAGTCAGGAAAACCTTCTTTCATTGCTTGAGAGGTAGCAATAGGTCCTGCTTTTTTAGAAGGCATACCACTATCAATTAACGCATCATATATTTCACCACGTTTTTTCTTTTGAGCGGGAGTCATTTTTTTCTCAGAAACAACTTTACTTATTAATTCCTTTAATAAGTTTTCTTTAGTAATGTCTTTGGGAGTTTTTTTAGTAGTCATTTTATAATTAGTTATTCCAACGTTATTTAATACAGTAGATACTATTTTTTCTATATTTATTTTAGTTAAAGTATTTTTAGATAAAGAAAACATCAATGAGTTTTCATCTACTTTTTCAAAATCAAGTATAGAACGGCTAGGTTTAGTTTCAAAATACTTTTTAATTAATTGTACTTGATTATCTGTAGTATTTTTAGTCCATTCAAAATTAGGATCATTTAATTCCTCTCTGCGTTTATTAAGTAATGCTTTACGTTGGCCTGGATTGCCTGGAGGTTCTAGTAATCCTTTAATATATTTATCTAATTTAGGGTCTTGTGACCTAAATTGTTTTAGATAAGATCCATAGTTATTAGGGTCCTGGAGACTTTCAATTGCTTTATTTAAATCTTCTTTGGATTTAAAAATAATTAAAGGATTTTGATCAAATAATTGGCGTTGCATTGATTGATCATCTTCACTTTCTTTTATGTCTAATTCACTAATATATTTATTAACTTCTCTTTGTATATCCGCAGGTAATTCCCCATAATTGTATACAGCATACATTTTATTAAATCTTAGTTCATCCATCATAGATTCTTTTCTAGGTAAGGTTAAACTATCGTAAACATTTTTTACTTTAGGTTTATATATAGGCATGTAATACATCTTATTTTAAATAAGTTAGTTTATATAAAGTTGAATTAATTAATGTAACCACTTCATCAATTTGATTTTGTATATAACTGTCTTGAGGTAATTCTTCTTTTTCAGATTCAATAGTACTAGCAAGCGCTTTAAAATAGTTTTGAATTTCTTCACAGCTTTCATATTCCATCAAACCAAAATTAGAGTATCCTTTTATAATACCATACTTACCTTGATATGACTCAACTAATCCATCAATTAAATCAATTATATCATCATAATATTTATTTAATGCCTTGTGAGCAGCATAAGAAGGTGTTTGAAGGTGATAGACGTGAGCCTGAGTTCTGGAATGAAGTAAGTAAGAAATAAATTTGGCAAAGTCCATATCCGTTATAAATATTTACTTCTTCAAGGAAGACAAATACTCGATAGTTTTATGTAAATCATCTAATACTCGTTGCTTATTAGGCCCACCAACCCATTTTTCTATATGACCATCCTCAGAAATAAATCCTTGGTTTGATTCAGTTAAACTGTCTTCTATCCAAGCTTTAAATTCAGAAATAAAAGAATCAATTTCTTGGTTTTGAATTTTTCTTTCATATTCATCCCAAGCACCTATACGACGTAATTCAGTTTCAAAATCAATAACACAATTAAGACATTTTTTATGAATCATATAATAGTTTTTATCTCTATGAGTTACCATTAACTTATTACATGTAGGGCAAAATAAAGGCATAACGTGGGCTTTTTTAGCCTCATCCATCTTAGTGATATTTTGTTTTATACCATTTTTAATAGTCCATTTACGGCCATCCTCCTCCCAAACATCTCCCTCACTATGGAATTCTTGTTGTTTAGTATAACCAACCCCTACAGTAGTTTTATCACCGTATTTTTTAGTTAATAAATTTCTTAATCGTTGTACGTCTTTTTGTTTAAACTCTTTTTTTAAAACATTTTCTTTTTTATCCATAACTAGCTTATAGGGTTAACTTCTATATTAAAATTTTTTTCTATATTTATATCCTCAATATATGGATGATTCATCTTAAAAGGAATACCTAAATCTTTTAATCTTTGTACCCATATATCATATCGTTCAGGATAATTTGAATTAGCCTCTAAATCCATTGATATTTCACCTTCATTATTTGTAAATATTTCAGTAAACATTAATGGGAAATTTTTAAGTTTTATTATTCCTGGTAGGAAATTCTTAGGTGAAAGTTTCAAAAAATCATAGATATCAGAATATGATTTGATTTTAAGGTCATTAGGGAAAAATTCAAGATTTATTTTTCCTTTTATCCCCGTTTTTTTAGGTTGAACTTTGATTTCATCAACTTTACCAATTTTATCCAGATCAGAATATTGAAGATATTCTCCTGTATCTTTATCAAATGCACCGTATTCTGAGCCATAGCTACCATCTAGTCTATCAGACATAGTAATAGTTAATTCTGGGTTATTATTGCTATATTCAGCTCTTACTACTGCATCTCGAAGATCATAATCTTCAGGGTATTTTTTTATGTTAGGATCGTGCCCACGATTAAAGGTATAAATTTTATTTTTTAATTTTCTATGAATAGAATCAAAAAGTTCTAAGTCTTTAGAGGTCCTGTATTCGCCTTGTATCTCATCTTCTATCTCTTTTCTATTGACAAATTTGTATTCTAATGGAGCATCAGAATCTAAATCTGTGTTATTAGATGAGTAAAAGCGATCAATAGTATATGCTTGATTATCAATCCATTCTTTTTCTTCAGAGGTTAGAGCACCAGCCACTCCTGTGTTTTTAGGTTGGACTTTAATTTCATTAGTAGATTGCTCAATATTTAAAGTTATATACTTATTAACATCTATATCTGTAATTCCAAAATTACGTCCCTGAGTTAGAATTTTATCTATATATGGAATATTAAGATTATCTAGTTTATTTTTCCAAGCCTCAAGATACTCATATGGTGTGTCTGTATTAGTAAGTATGATGGTTAGTATAACTATAGATGAATCATCTCTATGTAATATACCTTGCATTTTAGGTAAATCTTTAGAACTTATCCACCCACCAAAGTGTCTTTCATTAACATCATTTATTGATTTTATATCTTTAGGGTAAAAAAAATAAGAAGGATCTAATTTAAAATTTACTTTTAATTTGCTACCTACTCCTGTATTTTTAGGTTGGAGTTTAATTTCATCAAGTTGGTCTTGAGAATTTTCCCAGCAACGAAGTAATATGTTTCCTAACTGGTACGCTTCTTCCTCTAATCCTTTTAAATTGTCATCTTGATTTACATTTTGTGTACCAATATTACCTAATCTTCCTTGCATATTTTGCATATGATGAATCATCTCATGAGCAAACGAACGGAGTATGTCCTTAGGGTGTCTATCGGTTATATACAAAGTAATCGCGCAATTTTGTGGATCATAATATGCTGTTTTACCCAATACTTTAGAGGCATTAGCCTCATCGTCAACAAATTTTACTTTAGGTAAAGGACGAATTTCAATATCACTATCCATAAACTGAGTGAGTGATTTGATAAAAGGTATTAATTCATTTTGGGGTGTGTTATGGAGTGCTTTACAACGAACTGCCTCATTTAATTGATTTTCTTTTAAATAAAAACGAGTTTCATTCGGTGTTTCCTCCATTTTAACATGAGGTATATTTTTCTTAAAAAATGCTTTATATAATTCATTTCGTTGATTAATACCTCTTAATCTAACTGCTTCACTACCTTTAGTTTTAGTTTCAGCTGGAGTGTAAAGTAAAATATCTAAATTATTTTTAACTATATCTTTAGCTAATTCTTTCTTGATAATTGAAAATATAGTAGCCATTATTTTATATGGCTCATTTACATTAGTCATTTCATATGACTCATTAGCGGTAAAATCTACTTTAACAATGTTTTTATCTAATTCATTATCATAATCATATTCAAAAATAACATCATAAAAAATATCCCCAGCCGAAAAATCATATACTATAGTACCAAATAATTCATCTCCATCTAATTCTAAATCATCCAAACGTTTAACATAATTATAAGGGGTAGATGATAATTCTCCTACTTCATTTACATCATTATTAAATTCTTTAACTAATTCAATAGCAAAAGCAGATAACCCGTAAGGGTCTTTTCTCATTTTAATACCACCCGGAGTTTTAAATTCTTTACCTGTTTTAACATCAGCATTATAACCACAAGTACCTTCATCAATTTTAGATAACTTATCGTAATATTTAGGATCTTCAAACAGATGATCCATAGCTATTTCTTTAGCGGCTGATTTATTAGTAGTATGTTCGGCTTCAACTTTAATACCTTTTTCAAGTTGTTTCTCTAATTTATCTTTTTCAACTCCATGCTTAGCGGCAATATCATCTAAAGTTTTATTTTTAGCTAATCCGCCGGGTACTTTATTAAGTTCATTAAGTAAATTTTCTAGGGATAATTCCATACTTATAAATATTATACATCTAACTTAATAGATGTAGGGAATAATTCTGAGTATGGTTTTAAATCTGGATTTTTGAATTTAAATATTTCAAATAAGTTTTTAAATGCTTGGATGTTGTTTTCAAAGGTGTTGTTCATTTCTTTAAGTTGCCATCCCTCACCTTGAATTTTCTTACCTGATTTGTCAGCACCACGGGTAGCTGCTTTTAACCATAAGATACCAGCGTTCTCAATCTTTTGATCGAATGATTCATTCCACATTTGTTTATAACAAGCAAGTTGCAAATCATAAGTATCATGTAATGAATTTGAGGTTTTAATATCTAGCAACCACAATTTGTCATTTAATTCTACTACCAAATCGATTGTACCTGCTACTTGTAATTCATCTGAAAGTAAGTGCCATTCAGAGGCAATCAATGTTGGTTTATGTGTTTTCCAAAAGTCAGCAAATTTAAGAATCATTTTCCATACCTCAAGAGAATATTTAGCTTTACCATTATCATCTAACCATTGAATTTCTTCTCCAGCTAAGAAGTTCTCAACAGCATTGTGTACTTGAGTACCTTCATCTCCTGCTCTACGCATGATGATATCGGAGTTATGTCCTACATCTTTAATCCAACTTTCAAAAAATTTATCTTTAGGGAAAGAGGACAGCACATATGTTACTGAAGGGTAAAAAACGCCTTCTTTGCGTTGGTAATAACGAGTATCTAAAATGGTAATTTGCTTAGCATCATCAGTAAATTCAACGATGCGATTAAGTTTTTTGTCTTTTTTTACATTTTGATTTTGTTCTATCATAACATTATTTTTTTCTTAAGTAATAAATCGTAAGTTAAAGCTGGGGTTTGTTGTATAATATTTGTAAATTCTAAAAATCCTAGTTCATTTGGGTCTTTATCAGCCATTTCAACTAAATAAACTTTTTTACCATAATCCATTAATGTTTTACAATGCTCTAAAGCAGACTTAATAGCATCTTTATCCAAAGCAATATATACTTTCTCTACAGATGAAGTTACTATCTTTTTCATTAATGTTTTAGAGATAATCTTACCAAATAAAGGTATAGCATTTCGTTTAATTGATATAGCATCGAATGCTCCCTCACACAACACAATAGGTGACTTCCAGTTTACAAAAAATTCAAACCCAATTATATCTTTAGATACTGGAGGATTTAGTTTATTTGAGGATATAAATGAGCGAGAAACAAAATAATTTAAATTACCTAATTCATCGTAGCTAGGTATAATAACCATATTAGCATATCGTCCTTCCTCACAATAACCAACATTATATCTTAATATATCGGCTTTGGTTAATCCTCTATCTTTTAAGTACTTTAAAGCATGTTTACCAACAACATCTTTAGATGATACATCAGAAATAGGTTTAAATTCTTTAGGTAACTTTATAGTGTTACTTTGTATAACTGTTTCGGTATTATTAGATTTCACCAAGCTACCTAATTCAGCTATTTTATCAGATGATGCTCCTACTTGTTTAAATAAGGTAGATAATTTTTTACCTTTTTTATCACATACCCAGCAATGCCATGGGTTTTCACCTTTATTATTACCACTAAAATTAATTTCTAATTTTAGCTTATGGTGATTACAAAAGGGACATTTATATGCTTTATTATTTCGAGCAGTTTTATTACCACTACCTAGAACCGAGTCTACAAGCGATATTAAAAGTTGATCTATCACTTGGTGAATATACAAAAAAAGGCTTGGTTTCCCAAGCCTTAGTTAAAATATTTATTAAATTAGTTAATATAATAATCACTTAAAATTCCTGATTTGGAATAACTAGCAATAACATTTTTTAAGCTGTTATAATCATCTAAAGTATCAATTTGCATGTATTCTTTAGAGTCATCCCCATCTTCATCTATTTCTATGAAAACCATTTTACCTTTTGCCTCTTCAAATGTAAAGTCTAATGCATTTTTTATCCCGGTATTTCCAGGGACGGCTTTAATTTCTTTTAAACGAGAATTTTCAGTTAATTTATTTTCTACTAAAAAATGTTTTAAGTCAAAATTATCCATAGTTATTAAATATTATAATTAATATACATTATTTTTTTTCCTGCTACTGTTATTTCCTCTGGTTCATCACCATTTTCACCTCTAAAATTATCATCTACATCCTCAGGATAGCTAAATGATACTCCATACATATATTCTCCTCCACCTTCTACTTCATCCTCCTCATCCTCAAGATCAATATTAACCCGTGCTATTGCTGATGGATTATTTAAAGTATCCATCTCAATATCTTCTAAACGGACTGCCCCCATCTTCTTAGCGATTTCATATTGGTTTTGTTTAATAAAAGATAATAAATCTATTTTCATTCCTGTATTTTTAGGGACGGCTTTAATTTCTTCTAAAGTATCAGGACTAACAATTTTATATCCATCTTTTAAAAGACTATTTAAATGAAATTGGGTTTCTAGTGTTTTATAGGGAAAAGAAACAGGGTCTGTATTATAGGGTTTACCTGTAGTTGTTGATCTTAAATCTACAAACCAATCATCAAATCCTTCTTCCTCAGACCCTTCATGGTCAAATTCCATGTCTTTTATAACATATGAGTCTTGTATTGTAATATTATAATCTGTAGGTGAAGGCATATAATTACCTTTAAATTTTTGTTTGTCCCACATTTTAGGAGTAATGATATCACCAACTTTTAGGTCTACGAATCTTGTAGTTCCTGTATTTCCAGGGGTGGTTTTAATTTCACCTAAACGAGAATTTTCAGTTAATTTGTTTTTTACTAAAAATTGCTTTAGGTCAAAATTGTCCATAATTATAAATATTATTCCATTCCATAATCTCTAAGACCATCAAATGTTCTAGAAAATTCCTTTAAATAATCTGAAATAAATCTTAATTCTCTAAATTCATTATCAGGTATAGTATTTAATTTTACCAATTCATTTTCAGTTGATGATCCATCTTCCATTTTTTTAACTATTTGTTGAAGTTGTTCTAATTGGTTTAAAATATTAATTGAAAGAGAATGCATTTGTTCTAAAGTTATAAATCTTGTAGTTCCTGTATTTCCAGGGATGGCTTTAATTTCTTTTAAATGAGAATTAGAAGTTATTTTATTCTCTACTAAAAAATGTTTCAAGTCAAAATTGTCCATAATTATAAATATTATTCAAAGTCTTTGGTGAAAAACTTTCCAAGAATATTGTCATTAAAGTATTCTAAAGGATGTTCTAACACCCCATATTTAAATAAGTACTTACATTCATAGTAAGTAAGAAGTTTTTTACTAGAAACAAACTGTATGATCTCACGGGTAAAGTCCTCTTGTTTACCTTCTTTAATGAATTCTACAATTGGTTTTGCAGATCCGTAATACGTTTTCCAATCAGATTCCTTTTGAACTACCTCGGTTGTAGGTTTACGTCCTCTTCCGGTATGTTCAGCCAGTTCTTTTTTGGTTAATTTACGTTTAACGTTGTGATATAGCGATTTTTTTCCAATATACGATATCCCACTTGAATTGTGAGTAGTTATGTATATAAAACCGAATGTTCCTTGAGGCATATCCTCAATTGAGCTAATAACTTGTTCATTGTATAACCACATATTATTTATCTATTTTGACATATATCGTCATATCTGTTGTTCTTGAGGATGGAAGCGGTTGAGATAATTTCCCTACAGCTAATAATTCTCTATTTTCACTATATAAACCAACAGTTGTAATGTACGGGGCAAAGAATGAACCGGTTGTAAAGTCATACGATTTGCCTGTGATTTGGTCTTCTATTACTGATGGGTTTTGAGTAAAGTTAAATTCATTTTCTCTCAAAGTACACTTAAATAATGTTTCATATATAGTGTACGAGGATGAAAATGAGCAAGTTACATTTGATGAAGTAACAAAACTACTAAGAGTATCTATTCCTATGTCACCACCATATATTGAAGTTCCATATGTTGCTAGTCCATAGATATTACCTCCAGTTGTTTTACTTCCAGATGAAGTTAAAACTATTAATCCGTGTTGATAAATTATATTACCTACAACTTCATTTCCCGGAGTAAGCATTACATTGCCTTCAGCATCATCTATAATACTTCCACTAGGGGTAGATAAATAAAATGATCCAGGTTTAATTTGATCACCAAATAAACTTTGAGGTATAGTTATTACTCCAACTACAGAATCTGAAGCTGTGGGAAAGTATCTAGATTGTGATAATGTAGATTGTAAGTAGTTGTAATTGTTAGTATTGTTTAGTCCACCTACTCTTACATCTCCCTCAGTATCAAGTCCATAGACTATACTAGAGGTAGAAGCATTATCTCCTAAACTAGAAGATAAAAAATTAGAATAATAGAGGTGCTTTACAGAATCATAAATTAAACGTTGGTAGCTACCTGTTGATACTTGCCCTGTAGTAGGGTCAGTTCCTGGGTTAAAGCTACCAGTTAAATTTTTTCCAAAAAATCGATCAATTAAAACAGTAGACCCTGTTAAGGCTGCTGACCCAGTAAAGGAAAATCCCTTGTTTACCTCAAATGGACTGAGGATTATATCCTGGACAGTTAGTGATTTGTAAGCACCCATTCATTTTAGAAATCTAACTTAACACGAACTAAAGCTTCTTTTGTAAAGTCTTTCTGGAGAGGTTTACTTAATTTAGCTACTGCTAACAATTCATTATTATCATTGTACATACCTACAGTTGTAACGTATGTCACAGGATTATTAATAAAATCTGAATATATAATATCACCAGTTGAGCCTGAAATAAAGCTAGGGTTTTCGGTATAGTTAAATTCACTGTTTCTTACACGAATAAACACATAATCAGAAGTGATAGTTTCTTGTGAATTAAGAGTACAAGATCCAGATCTAATTAATTCATACATTTTACCGTTCAATAACTGGTCTGAGTTTCCACTAGAGGCAGTAATATTGGTTGCAATACCACCATCGGCAACAGGACAAGAAATAGCTCTAGTATTTAATAAAATTACCCCAATATCAGGAAGCAAATAACCATATGATCCTGAACCTGGTGTGTATCCATTAGTGTATTTAGTATTTACTGTACCTGCAGATCCACTTACTAATTGATAAACGCGACCTGAGTCTAGGAAAGTTACGGTAGATGTTACTTTGCTGTTATCAGTTAAGTATAATTTACCAGCACTGCTACTTAATAATAAAGTTAATGAACCGGGTAATAATGATTCTTTGTAACGAGATCTATCATATGAAATAGCATGAAATTCAGAAGCAGTATATCCACCAAATATAAAATCAGAATTTTCATCTCCCAAAACCAAAGTACGGTATTGACCATATACAGTTCTAGAATAAGAAGAAGCAGTTACAGATGAATTATATAATAAACTTCCACTTCCGTATTTGTTTCCATAAGCAATAGAAAACTGTACTTCAGAACCACTTAATGATGATCCAGTATTGTATACATCAAGGTAGTAATTAGTTGAGCTACCTTGGGTTGATGAAGTATAGAATTGGCTTAATGTAGGTACATTTCCAGTCCACAATGTAGAGGAAATTGCATCAGCACTAATGACGAAATCTTCAGGATCTAAACGTTTAAATGACATTTTCTATTATGCTTTAGTTATTGTTACGGGGATTACTAAACGGGCTCCACTATCATTTCCAACTACAGTTAATGTAGCTTGAATTGAAGTTTGTGATCCAAATAAAGTATTTACAGTAGTACCTCTTAATTGGAATGAAGTACCAATTACAGTTTTAGATACATTAGTTCCTACAGTAGTTGTTGAATTAAGAGCAACAACAGCAGGAGTATTAATTCCTACTCCAGTAAAATTAGCTAATGTTCTAACATCAGAAATAGTAGCAGTATAACCACTAGTTTCAAATATATTACCATTACCTAAGTAGTTTAATGTTTGTGGAGTAAGGGTTAATGTAGCACCTTGTTTCAATAATACAGTTGAAATTCCTAAATCCAATACAGGTAATTTAGCTGTGCCACGAGGCAAAGTAGCTAATTTGTATTTCATAATTTGGTTTTCATTAGGGAATGCTTCTAACAAAGGCATGTTATCAATTGCCTGTCCGTAAAAAGCAGATCCTGAGGGGTGAGTTGGGTTATACATTGTATAATCAATCTCATCATCGGATAATGCAAATTGAGTGATTGCGAATGAACCATCGCCGCGTGCTAGCAATTCTCTACCTTTGGTAGTTAATATTGCATCAACGGTTACAGCTGTATTATTTAAGTATGCCATAATTTATTATAAATATATTTATTTTTTAAGTTTTTTATATTAGTCCTGCTTTTCTAGCTATTTCATATATATCAACATACGGATTAAAATTTAAAGGAACAACCAATCCAGTATTTGCTTTAGATATAGTTTCATATATAAAAATATTATTTTCATCAATTGATGAACTTATAGTAGCACTTCCTGAAGTATTTGATCCTACTGAGTTGGTTAGTAAATCAACTAATGAAACCGAGGATGATTGGGGAAAAATAGTTTTTACCATTCCAAAATTGAAATTAGTATTTCCATTTAAAGCTATTTTACTTCCATTAATATCAATTAGACTTAAAATATGAATTATTGAATCTGTTCCTGATTGGATGTAATCATATTGAGCAACATAATTTGTATATCTTTCAATTACAGGCTTGTTAGCATAGCTAATATCACCAGTAGTAAATTTATTTATATTAGCACCATATAACTTACTTCCTTCATATCTTGGATTAATATGTCTTTTTAAAGTATAATTTGATTGTTGTACTTGAGCATATATAGCGGATCCACTTGTTATAGCTTCTAAGTTAACAGGTGATGAAATACCATTTGAATAATCTACATCAAAATATTTATTTGATACTCTGTTTGAGTAAACATTACCATATATAGCATTATAATCATCAAATTCTCCTATATCACCTGGGAAGTTTTGTTGTGTATAAACTGTAGGATCTAAATAGTAAGTTGATTGAGCTGCTAAATTTTCAACACTTATTATCCATTGTGATAAACTAGATAAGGATACAGTTCGTTCAGACACACTTAAACTTTGGAAAACATACTCTACTGTATATGAACTTTGTGCGTTTATATTGATGTTTTTAAGTGATAGTGTTTCGCTAAATATCTCTATTGAGGTACCTATAGTATTTAGTTGGATTGACCCTAATATACTGTTGGAGTTTTCTACAAAGTAAACATACAGTCTTGCATTACCGGCTTGTGCAGCCCATGCTCCTTCTAACACTATGTCTATATCACTTATTACATTATATTCAGGTGTGTATGTGTATGTAGTTGTATTATAGATGGGAAGCGAGGTGGTTGTTATTTTAAAGGGTAGGGTACCTATTTTAAATTCACTGTTACTACCACTTTCAAAAAAAGCTCCTGATATTGCTACTTGTAGATTTTGTATATCACTAATTGATTCTCTATATCTAGGTTCTAGTAAGGGGTTATTTAAAATTGATTGAGTAGTAACGGTTAATATAGTACCACTTAATTCACCATTATAAAATTCTCTATTATCATTATGAATAATATTAACAGATCCTGTTGGTCCATTAAACGATTGAGTGAAACTACTTGTTTGGTTTAAGTACACTCCTCCATTATCACTGCTAAAACCATATATTGTATCGCTTCCAGAATAATGTTGTACTGATGCTGTATATTCAGGGCGAGACCAACTTACTTGAGGTTCTGGGTATTTAGGTCTTTCTAGTATGGTTGGTTTAATAATGATACCAGTTGAAATACTTGTACGAGCAGGAATAAAATCCTTAACCATTTTAAATAAAGCATTATCAAAATACTTTATTAAACGAACATAATCAGAATAATCATAAGATGATGAATACTTTTTAAAGTAAGCATCTCTTAAAGGTTTTAAATCAACATACGATTTATTAGATACTTGTCTTGGATCACCAATATATTCACCAATATTAAAATAACCTAACTGGTTAATTATGTCTTTATCAATTTCATTTTGAGGTGAAAATCCAACCTCTAGTAAATTGTTATTGTGAGATACACTACCTGTGGTAGGTGAGGCTTGAGATAAAGGTGCTAATGGAGATAATACATTACCTGTAGGAATATTATTGTCTTGTAGTTTAATTTTATTAGCTACTCGATTCAACATACCTACTCCAGGTTCATCATAATAAACTGTTTCTACATTAGGATTAAATGAATATGATCCAGTATATGAAAATAAATTACTACTAGAGAATGAAGGTGTATTTGAATAGGCAGGATGAATTGAACTTGTATTAGTATAAAGCTCAGCACCTAATGATGCTCTAAACAATAAAGTATCGTATGAACCACTTATATTGTTTCCTTCAATAGAAAGTGAATTCATTACATAATCGTTGAATACACTTTCACTTAAATTAGTAGTATAATATCTAAATTCTTGGAATGAAGCAGAAATAGGGTTATAAGTTTTACCAGCTATAACCGCACTACCTGAGCTACCTAAATATAATTCTCCAGTTGAGTTATTATCCCACCATTTAGATGATGTAAAACTAGCTGATGCTTGGAATCCTAATTTATTTCCCTCATATCCATCATATATGTTGTTTTTAGCATATACAGTATATGTTGAAGACGAGCCAGTAATACCATTTACTAAAATAGACCACCAACCACCATCAAAAAATGGTAAATATATACTTGCACTAGCAGCACTAGCACTATGGTAAAATTTTAAAGTAGCATATTCGTTATATGGATTAGCTATAGAGGCTGAATAAGATCCAGTAGCGTATCCTGATCCTGTGTATTCAAGTAATATATTAAATTCTTTATTACTTGTATTAACTAATGATTGGCTATAAGGTATTCCTGAAGGAGGTAATCCGAAAGTTTTGAATCTAAATTCAACTGCTTTAGGAAATTTAGATGATGTTCCTAAGTTTTGCCAAGGAATATTTACATATCCTGATCCGCTAGTGGTAAAGGCATAGTTAAAATGATTTTCAAAATAATCCCAATCATTAACATTGGTTGTATTTTTACCACCAAATTCAGTAATTTGTAAAATAGTATCAGGAACCCCAAAACATGTTAATAATGTTCTTAATCCTTCAATTGTACCTTTTTTCTTTAAAATATAAGGTAAATTGTGATAAAAACGCTTATAAATTAATTTTTGAGCATCATCAAAAGGAATCATTTCCGCAGATGAAGTAACATAATTATTAATTACTTCACTTCCTGTAGGGGGTAATAATGATCCATTAGAGGCAATACCTAAATATGAGGTAAATAAATCACTAGTAGAGAAACTACTTTGATAAATGTTTATACCGTATGAACGTAAAGCATCAGCAACTAAATCTTTTGATATACCACCACTTAAACTATTATCACCATCTTGGCGGTTTTTAATAGCTTGGGTATATAACCAAACATCATCAAACATCTGAGCAACCATTTCAACGAATAATTGAAATTGTTCGTTATCTGGGTCTTCTTGAATATATTGAGGAAATACGTTATATAGGTTATTTTGGTTTTGGTTATCATATGATGAAGCTGATGCTTCTTGAATATTATACCAGTTAATGGCTTGATTTGATCCTGTTGAATATAAACTATAAGGTTTAGTGGCATCACTCTTAGGCCAAGTTGTTGAACTACTTTCAAAGTACAGATAATAATCATAACCATCAAAATTGGTTATTAATGTATCTATTTTATTTTGTATAATTGCTTTACTAGATGATACTTGAACAGTATTAGGTAAAGTATTTAATACTGTAATATCATTATTGTATGATTCAATTAATGATAATTTCTGTTTAAAATTATATAAACGTTGTCCTGCTGAGCTAAAAAATACAAAATTTTCGTATTCTGAATAATCTGTGTTTAGTTCAGCTCTTTTTTCAGATAGAATACTACTTAATTGGTTATTTAAAGTTGAATTAGAGGTAGTTAAACTATTATATGTTTTATATTCGGTTGAGTTATTTGCTTGATCCTTAACAGATATATCAAAATTAGGACCTTTTAAAAATATTCTATCATCAAATATCACTTGATCACTTATAAATTCTACTTGATAAGCTAAAGGATCAGATACTTTTTCTACTACCCAAAATTGAGTTTTTAAACCATAAGTAGAAGCTAAAGGTTCATATAATTTGATTAATATAGTATTTCTACTATCGATTACATCTAAAGCAATATTAGTGGCTAATTCTAAATTATTATCACCAAAGTTTAAATAAAAACCGTTAAATACGGGAGATGTATTAAGGTCAATACTAAAACTATCAAAGGCTTCTTGTATTTCATTATTTGTTAAACTAATATTATCGATTCGTAATTCAGTTCTATCATTAGAAATATCCTTAATGTAATACTGATTGAAAGCAGATGAATTAAGTTTATTTCTTAAAAAACTATAGTTAACATTATATATACCCGTGATATAAGCATTTGCCTCTAGATCACGAGCCGGGTCAATAAATAACTCTTTTATTTCATTATTATCAACACTAGTATTTTGAACCGTATAACTAGTTCTAATAGCTTGAATTAATACATTATTTATATTATAGACAAAAGTTTCAATTACATCGGTTTCAACATTAAAACTAGTGTTAGTAGATACACTATTAACTAAACTACTATCAGTTGAATTTAATAACTGATCTTGTTGATTGATTGGTGATATTTGAGTAATTATACTTTGTGCCATTATACGGTTACTAATGATGCTTTATCTGTTCCTGCTCGTCTTCCACCTGTTCCTCCACTACCACTACCTCCAGTAGTATCTCCAGATACAGTTGTATTAGTGGAAGTAATAGAAGGTGAACTTGATATTGGTCTTGCTGTAGTTGTTGCTCCTATTTGATTAATATTTGCATTTGATTCTTCAGTAGGATTTATAGCTTCGGTTTGAATAGTAATAACTTGTCGTTGTAAATCCAAATTTTCTTGTCTTAGTTGAGTGATTTCCTCTAATAACGCTTGTACTTCTTCACTTATAGCGTTTTCATCTATATAGTTACCGCTTTTATTAACTAAATATTGGTGAGAATTAGTTTCACCTATTTTAGGTATTTGAAAAAATAAATTTTCATATGCTTGAAAAAATTGATTAACATCAATAGTTAAAGCTATAGATGCTGATGGAGCAGGATTAAATTGGTTAAATTGGTTATTAATAACCTGCCCAAATTGGGTTTTATTATAAACGGTTTTGCTAATTATTATTTTTTCACTCATTATCCATTTATTACCTTAAAGTAGTAACTATCATCAGAAACTACAGTTTGTCTATCAATTACGGTTTTAATCAAGAATTTATAATATCTCTCAGGTTCTAAACCATTCATGTAAATGGTAAAATAGTTACTTGTTGAATCGGCACTAATCTTAGTATAGGTAGTATCAAAATCAACTACATATTCATTAGTATCTAAATCTTTAATAGCATAATATGATGCTGTAGGTAGGAAATAATTAGTGGTGTATATAGAGGCTGTTTGAAAAGTACGTGTAGGATATTTAGGACGAACATTTACTCTAATTTTAGCTACACTCCCATTATTAAAATAACCAGAGTTATTAGGTAATGTAAGTTTAAAATCAGATGTAGATACTATACTTGCTGTTAATGATCCTGTTAATACAGTTGCAAAATCATTCCATTTAAACTCTAAACATGGAGGATAAATAGTGTGTGTATCTACAGAAAAATATTTTAATTCAAACGCTGATCCTGTACTAAATTCAAGTGAATCTTCTTTTTTAAGGATGAATCCATTATTATTAATAGTTCCGCTAACAAATAAATGTACAGCATTAGTTACATTTAAATCTATATCTTTAGATGTAATATAATTAAAAGATTGAGATGTTACCGGGTTTAAAGTAGCTGATCCGGTATACCAGGTTCCTCCACCTGTTTGATTTAATGGGAATGAAGCTGTTACGTATGTAGCAAAACTAGCACTTGTCCACGGAGAAGTACCAGCACTTAATCTATTAACCCAACTAACACCACTATCGTTAATAGGACTATCTAAATAGTGCCCTGTACCCATGTCCCAAGATCCTGAAATAGGATAAGCATATATGGTGTAATCTAAAGGAATGTTAGAAGCGTAGGCTAAAAATAATCGTAAATTTGCTTGCCAAGCGGTTCCTGTTATTTTATTACTAATAATATCAGTAATTTCAGTTTGTGAAAATTTTAGTACAGGACGGCTAGCATATACTGTTTGGTCATCAACAATTGTTGAAATTTCTAAAATTTCATCCAGTCCAGTATTTGAACCAGAATATTGAGAATACAAAGTAGCATCCTTTTCAGGGAAAATTTTGTAGATAGCCATTTATTATAAATATTTTGAATTAAAAGGATACTACTCTTCCTTGAATATCACTATTAGGGTATTTTATTTCAAATACAGATGGATCAAGAGAAGGATATATAATACCATTTTGGTTAGCTCCTACAATATCATATGCATATTGTGAGTAACCATTGATGATACCCGATTTATTTAATATTTCAATATTTTTTACAGATTGAACTCCTTGAATTTTACTAAGTTCAACATAAAGGTCTTTTAATATAATAGGTTGGTTAATAGACCATTTATCAACATTAAAATAAGTTTTTAATGCTTCTACACAGTTAATTAATACCTCATTGCTATTAAAATTAGGAAGTACTATAATATCAAAATTTACACCTACATTTATAACATAAGCATCTCTAATACGAATAGAATCATTAATCATTCTATATTCGTATAAGTAGGTTTGTAAATTACTTTTAACAGTGTTAGAAACAGTAGTTAAATTATTATTAGCATTATATCCTAAAACATATATATCTAATACTGAGGGTGTTTCTCCGGGTTGTAAGTTTTCAATTTTTACAGGTTCAGCATATGCTTTAGCAATAGAACCATAATTAGAAGGCATTGATAGTGCTCTTACTAAATAATCAGCTTGGGTTACGTTACGTAATTGTGTTTGAAAAGACATTAATGAATTTTGTCTAATTTCCTCTAAATTATCACCATCTGATCCTCCTGAGGCGGCTTCAGTATTATTAACAGCAATAGTACTAAAAATATAATTTGCGGTAGTTTGGTTTAGATTATTATTGATAAATAATACATTATTCGTGTTTATTAGCGCGTTTAACGTATTAGAATCTATGTTTGATGATACCCCGCCACCTACTAAATATCTTACAGTTAACGTGGTATTTGCAGGGGCAATACCATAAGTATCTGTTTGGAGGAAGTTAGTAGGATCAAAAGCTGTAAATAATTTACTTTGTTTATATGGTAATCCTAAACCAACATTATTTGAATTAGGTATAATTATCTCATCAACATCTGATGTAGTTCCTGATCCAAATTGGATTTGCATATTACCTGTAGAGGTAAAGCGAGTAACAAAACGTCTTGGTGTTTTTCTTAATCTTAATAAATAAGGAGCATCGGTATCTTGGTAAGTATTAGGATCATTAGTATTAGTATTTTTAATACTTTCATAAATCATTTCTTGACCTAAATAAGGTACTTCATACCATGTATTACCATCAGTATCCGTAATATCTAATATTTGTAAAATATTATCATCAACTAAATTAACTGTTTGAAAAGATTCAGGAGTTCCGAATGTAAAACTAGTAGATTTAATTTGAGCCGATATAGCTTGTCTAGTTTTCTTTAAAAGAAAATACTGAGGATTTCCTCCGGATGTTTGGTATACTGTTATTTCAGTAGGATCAGTTGAACTAGAAACAGCAAAATTAATATTATCTTGAACTAAGAAAAAAATACTATTATTGGTTGATGATCTGATTTGAGTATTTTCAGTAAATTGTAAACAATAACTATAATCCGGTACATATACTGTATTATCTAATACAGAGGGTAATTGTTGGTAAAAATCAATATCAACAGTTGCTGCTTTAGTTACTTTAGGTCTGTAACCTAACATATAAGCTAAAGTATATATATTTTCAGATTGGCGAGCATATTGAATAAAGGTTTCTTGAATCTGATTGTCTAAGTAAAAAGACATAACATCTCCTACGTAAGCAGCCATCTCCATAAACATCATCCCGGGTGATGAAGGGCTGAAGTCGTTATAGGTTGTGGGGAAATAGGTTTTAGCATAATCAACCAATAAGTTTTTTAACCCTTGGAAATCCCTATTAAAATATTTTATATCTTTAGTCTCAGCCATTGCTTAAATTTATTTGTAAATTATCAGTGATACCTGTGTTGATTATAGAATAGTTAATATCTACAAAAACAGTATTATAATCATAACTAGGTATAATTTGAACAATTGCTTTTATACTAGGAAAATAAGTAACAATATCATTTTCAATTTTAGAGGCTAAATCATTAATATCATCATTAACAATATGTTCAAATATATATTTTCTAATCCCAGCACCAAATGTAGGATAAAAGAGTCTTTCACCTGGGTTGGTTAGTAGGTAATTAATTAGATTATTCCTAATAGCATCTTTAGTAATATATGTGGAAGAAAATACCGAAGGGGCATTAAATGGTAAAGCCACACCTACCGCTTTACGGGGATATTGGTCTATTGGAAATATTTTCTTCGCACCAAAAGCCATTATTTAGTATTTATTAATCCCATAATTTGATCTAAACCTAAATCTCCAGGATGAAGTGTACCTTCAATTCCTGCTGATACTCCACTAGGTACATAAGTTCCTTGGGTTATTGGGTTTGAAGTATTCATAGAAATAGTTTCAGTTCCCGGTTTAAAATCACTCATCATCTGTGAGTATAATGATCTAGATTGGTTGATTTGTGAGGCGGTAGAAGTACCGGTGATGGCTTCAGTTACAGTTCCAAAACCTGTTCCAACGGGAGCCATTTTAGGTGCACGGACAGCTTCTAAAAGAATTTCTTTTAATTCTTCTTGAATAGCTTCTCTTACTGCATCTTTAATAATTTTTTTAAAATCTGTTGGTTTCATTGTTTATTATAAATATTTATTTAATCTGCTTTTAAATTATCTCTATCAATTACTAATTTTAATTCATCAATTAATGTTTGGTTATCTAAAGTAAATGATAGTTGTGTTTCAATCAATTTAACTCCACTTTTATTTATTCCCAAAGCTCGTTTACGTACTAAGTTATTACTAAAAGATACCTCTTCTATTACAAATGTAAATCCTTTATAAGTAGAATCATTATTATCATTATTTAATTGTTTAGTAACATCTGTTAATGAAGTAGATACATTTAATAAATTAGCATTAGGATCACAAAGTAAGATTATAATATCTAATATAGCTAATAAATTTACAACTGTTTTAATATATCCACTAGTAATAGTTAAAGGCATAGCGGCTGAATCAAAAATTGCTTTTAATTTAGCTAATCTTGGAGAGCCATCAGTTGTATATAATATAGATAATTTAGTTGATAATAAGTCGTTTAAAGTAGAAGTAATAATACCAGGAATACCGGGCGGGGCAGGTATAAATTTAGCGGCTAATGAGGTTGCTTTACTAGCAATATCTAAAGTTTCAACTAAAGTTAAACTAATATTATATGTGGATAATTGGGCATTTAACGAGGTATTAAACGAATCTAAACGGTTTCCTATACCATTTAAATTATTTGTTAACCGGTTTCGTAAAATAATAACTTGATCTAATTTTTCTTTAGGAGGGCATAAATCTAATAAAGTTTTAGGATCAACAGTACCATTTACTATATTTTTAATAAAATCAGGATCAGTACCTAGTCTATCAGCATTTTTTAATCCTAAGTCTTTAATATATGAAATTATTTGAGGTTGAAATTGATTAAATAGGGTTAATCCTAATTTTAAAATTAATTGTCCAAATTTAGCCGATCCTTTAGCTTTTTGATTTTCAGGTACAGATTGTTCGACAACTTTTAGATTTTGTTGTTCTCTAACTAATTCAATATTTTCTTTATCGCGTTGAGCTGCTTTTTCTTGTCTTCGTTGTTGTATTTGTTCAGGGGTTTCTTTAGGAGTAGGTAAAACTTTATTTATAATAGTGGGAATTGTTTGAGAGATATAATATCCATTAATTATTTCATCTGCTATCATATCAAGATTAGATATAGATGGATCTCTTTGAAATAATATATTTAAATCAGAATCTAATAAAGTACCAATGGTTTTACCCATTCCAACACTTTTAAAAGTAATATAATTACCATTAGAAAGTTCATAATATGGTGGTTGTGGAGTTGGCATTATACAGTATAAATATCGTCAGACAAGATATTAGAGGTATTAACTTTCCCTAAAGCATTTTTTAAAGTTTCAGCAGCAGCTACAATAGCGGCTAATTGTGTTCCCGAAGGTTGAGAAATTTGAGAAGAGCATATAGATGCAAAGGTATTTAATGCTGTTATTAGAGTGTCTAATTGAGCTTTTAAAGTATTACCCAATACAACTTTTTCAGTAGCATTTTTACTACCTAAATATACTTTAGATGATTCTAATATAATATCACCTGGGGTGTCTAAATTTATAGAATCATATGCATTTAAATTGATAGATTTATTAGAACTAAATAAAATATGGTCATCATCAGTAGCAAATAATAATCTCCCAGACTTTAAAATAACTTGGGGTTTATTATATTGAGAAGGAGTTATAGGGGGAGCAGAATAACTATTATACGATGATCGAATAAATCCATCTAACTCAGGTAATTTTTGTGTAGTAGTAAGATAAATAGATGATTTATCTCGGTTAATATTTTCTTCTATAGGTAAAAATCCAACAGATCCAGCATTAACGGGTTGACCATTACGTATAATGATAATAGGATCACCATTTATGCCATCTTTAGACCAATTATTATAAAATGATCCACTTACAACAGTTGAACCAAATCTAATAGAATTACCAAATCTACCTTCAATTATTACATCACCCTCGTATTTAGTTAAGGGTTTAATATTTGATTGTTCAGTAAATGTATTTCCTAAATTTATATCTGTAGATCCATCTTGTACTCGCCTAACCGATCCTAAAGAGGTTTGTTGGTAATCCTGTTTTTGTGAATCCGGAATATTAGTATCAGAAAATATATTAGGAATAGCATTATGGTGAGGACTATTCCAAACATTTATAGGAGAAACATAATATGCACTTTGTCTATTTACATTATTCTGAGTATCAGGATTAGGTAAAAAGATAATGTATATTAATTCATTTTTTAAAGGGTAATTAGAAATATTAGAAAAATACGATTTAGCAAATCCTAAAGCACCATATTTATTATTTTTTATTTCTTTATATACAACGGTACCAATCCCGTTATAACCTCCTACAGTATTAAAATACGTACTGTTTTCATTTAAAACAATATCTACTACTACTGCTGGGATGTAATTCATTATTTTTCAGGTTTTTGGATTTTATTTATTTCATCCATTAGTTGTTTTTTTTCCTCATCACTAATAGCTACAGATCCATCACCATTGGATGCACTATTTTGCATAGCGCGTTGAACAATAGCGGCTAATTTAATTAAATGTTCATCGTTTTTAATACCAATTTCCATGTATTCCTTAATTAAGGGAACAATTAACGTAGCATCACCAATATCATTAATAAGAGGTTTTAATTCAGCTATTAAAGCAGATACTTGTTGTTCTTTCTTTTTGGAATTATTATATATCTCCTCCATAATATTGGAGAATGATTTTTTACCAAAAACTTTAACATCAAAATTAGACATAATAAATATATATTATAAATATAAAATTAATTAAAATTTTACATAACCATGTTCCAAATAAAAAACATAACCTTCTTTAAATATAGAATGTAATTTTTTAGAAACTTTAGTAATGTGTGATGTTTTAATATCTACCATCTCACGAATATAAATGTATAATGCTTTTTTATTAAAAATATTCAAATTTTCACGTTTACGAAATAATTCTAAAACAGCATCAGCAACTTGTGCATCTTCAGCTTTAGGAAACAATTCAAATAAATTTTCATTACAATATATTAAATACTCATCCATAAAATTAGAAAGTCGATCACTATGATTTCCCTCACCCTCAAATACTTCAGTTGTATATATCAATGACGAATTAGAATTATTAGTATTTTCATCATCATTTTTAAAAATTTCAATATCTAAATGGTCTATTTTCTTCTTATAATTTTTAGTATTATTAAATATAAGATAACGTTTAGCAATTGTTCCAAAGTAAGAATAAGCTTTAGCTCCTTTTTCTGGGTTAAATAGGTGCATTTTAGAGGTTAAAAATATAATAACCTCGTGTTGTAAATCTTCAATATTCTCTACTTCAGTATGATAAAATTTAAACGTGTGAATAATATTTTCCGTTAATTTAAAAAACGAACGATATATTCTATCATTATATAGTTTTGAGCGGTACTCAAAATCTGTAGAGTTATTGTATTCAACAATAGCAGCTTCAGTATCTTTAGTAAAATAAGGTGTTGATTTTTTCTTCATTTTTTAATTTCAAATTTTTCTAACTCATTTGATAAATTTTTAATTTCTTGAAAAAACCAACCAATTTCATCATCCGAACTAAAAGTACCTTTTTCATCAATTTTTTTAATATGATTATTACAGTACTTAATAGTTTCACTTAAACCATCAACGTATTTCTGTTGAGAAGAAACAATATCTTCTAATCTTTCGTTTTTCTTTAAAAGATTAACAGTCGTATACACAAATATACATGTTAATATAGTTACAATATTTAATAAAATTAAAGCCATTTTTAAGAAAAGAAATCATCCATTAATCCTTTTAAACCTTCACTTTTAACACTAGATAAAGCTTTTTGTTTAATTGGTTGTTTTTTGTCTGTAGTTTCGGGAGCTTTAGAGGTATTAAAATTACCTTTTTTAGCCTCACCGTTATTTAATTTAGTAAGCCATTCCTGTTCAAATTCAATACGAGCAGCCATTAAATCAGCCTGATGTAAAATAAAAGGAAGAGCAGTACGTGGTTTCTGTTCAGGTAAATATGTAGATAAGTATTTTTTATTACCTTCATCATATAGACCATCGTGAGTCTGGATAGCTATCATTTCATTAAAACTATATTGAATTCCATGAGTCTGGAGGAGGAATAAACCTCTATCGGGAACAGAGGCAAAAGGTAATCGGGTGTTAAAAGTATAATCTTCACCAAGTTTATCCTTGCGCCATTGATCTGTCTGAGGGATATAAGCTTCATGTTCATGATCCCCCATTTTACCTAGGTCATGGTTTAACGCTGAAAAAATTAGTTCCTCACGAGTATAGGTAGAAGTATTAGCTCCCATTTTATCCCATAAATTATGTAATTCAATAGCACAATTTATAACTCTAATAACGTGATCAACATATCCGCCTGGGAATGCATTATGGTATTCTTTTTTATGAGATGCAGGCATCATAATTAATCTTTCAGAAAAGTTAGAATAAAAATTTAAAAGCTTTTCACCTCGTTCTCCCGAAATTTCAGTCTCAATAATAT